AGGTGAAGGATCGAGATACTAGCTTACCTGCGATTGCAGTTGTACCTGACTCACTTGTACTACCTATCTTGCGTCCGCTATCATCTATGGAGTTTTCTTCCATAAGATAAAACCCGGTGTCATTACATGCGAATAATCTGCGCCTTGTTGGTGCAGATCCGTGGGAGCAGATCACCCAATCATCCACATGAAATGCCGCACTGCCTGACATTGCTGGGTAAGAATCTACGCTAGTCCAGGTCGATGTAAGTAGGTTAAATACGAAAATCTTGTTCGCTACTGTTGAACTACCTGTGGGTACTGCAAGATAGTACTTGTTGTCGTACACGATTCCGCATGATTTATCTGCTGCTGCAAAGTTAACCTCATCAAACTGATCCTGTATTGGTCTGGTCATGGGTATGGTTTCGCCACTTACTTTACTAATAGCTACCCCAAGTCCCTTGGCTGGGTCTGTACCGGGTGACAAGACGATGACTCCATTATCAGATAGGAAGAATGTTTGTGGCCCAGACTGTGCGATTGATTTTCGTGCTACACATCCATGCTGTCTTGTTATCTCGTAAGTGTTAGCTGCGGAGGTTGTTGCAATATTGTTGATCATATGGATGCTGTTACGCATAAACACGATTAACTGATCTTCTTGGTAAGGAAAAAATCCTACAAGTTTATCTGCACTTCCTTTGTTAATTCTAAATTGTGATTCAGCAGCGTAGTAATTATCTGTGTCCAACAAATCGGACATCAAGATTGTATAGTTACTATCTGTGGGTTGTGGGATGATTAAGCGATTCCTAAAGAATACACCAAAGTCTGTGTTTGGGCATTGTATGCGCCCTGCACTTGGACTTGCATTTGCTTTTTCCGCAAAGTCAGTAGGTGACGCAAAATTCCCATCCCATTGAAGTGGTGTTTTGTTTTTACCACGAAATAAAATTAGTTTCTCAAGTGACTGCACAAAGCTTGCCCCATCTGCTTCTGCCACTATCTCACCACCAGGATAGTCAATGTCGATACCAGAGTTGTTTGCATCATTCCATATGATTGCTTTTGTCTTGGTTGCAACCACCACAAACTCTGTGCCTGTTGCTGGGTCGCTGAATAATGTGCTGGCAAACACACGCTCATCTGATCCATTGTAGGTCAAGGTTACACTACCAGCCAAAAAATCTATACCCTTGCGTACCTCGGCAAGGTCACCAATCAAGCGCATATTCTCGCTTGTTTGTACAAAGCCCGGTTCTAAACTTGTTGCTTCTTGGTAACTATCAATACCACGAAATCCACGATCCCCGTCTTGAAGAACTTGGTCATCCAATCTACCTGTTGTACGATAGCGTGCCATTCACTTCTTCTTTATTTCTTGGTAGAGTTTTCTACCCATGTACACGATAGTTATGATACCTGCTATGCATCCAAACAGACTATCTAATGTGGACAGACCAAAGGTTGCGAGCGTGCCACCTATGCCAAACATTGATGCACGATCTATCATTAGAACAGCCAATCCAATATGATTATGCCAACAACAAGTCCTACGAATATGGTGAGCATTTTACCTTTTTTCGACATGTCCAAGAACTTGTCACGTAATATTTCTAAATTTTTCATGAGTTACGGGAAGGAGGTTTAACAGGAAATGGTGCGCGCGTGGCGTGTTTAATTGCTTCGCTTTGCGAGCATTGACGAGCCGTGCGTTTGGCTACAAAGATAGGAATAGCTAAATATCCACCAAGTAATACTGCTGCACCAATTAGGATGTTTTTGATTGTGCTGGTGAACTTCTCGAAGCCTGTTTTATGCTCTGCCATTCCTTGTGCAACCAAGGCAGACACATCTCCGTGTGATAGTGCCTCGATGGTTTCTTCTGCTTCTATGAGAGCATCCTTGTTTTTTAGTGCTTCTCCACTAACTGCTCCAATGCCAGCACCAAGTGCTGCTATACCTGGGCCACCTAGTGACCCCACTCCACCACCTGCAATTGCACCAAGTGTTGGATAGGTGGAGCGCAGACTGCATCCTGTTAGGCATATCGCCAATATGATTATGGCAGTGTAGATCATTCGCCAGGAGGATTAGGGTCAGTCCATTCGTCAGTCGCTAGAATGGTGAGTATTTCAGAATGCGTGTATTGCGTTTTGCCATCCAAGAAGGAGGGTGTTGTGTCGGTATCAAACTTAACGAATGTCTTTGTGCCATCGACTGAGTAACGGATTGTGTCTGCACTCGTCTCTTCCACTTGAGCAAAGTCAACGGAACTTACTTCGTCCGAATTTATTATGACATATTTTCTACTCATAATTTAAGATGGCACATCTGTTGAGAAGGTTGGCCCGTTGATGAGCGTTCCGTTGTTCCCTCCGCTTCCTTGATCTGTTATTGTAGTACCTGTTCCCCCGTCATTATCTCCCATCCTCCACCAAAGGGTAGGACTAAAACTGCTCAAATCCCCAGGACCAGAATTGTAGATTGTTTCTATGTTTTCGTCTGATAATGACGATCCAAAAACTGCCACTTCGTCTATAAGTCCATCGAAAAAGTCTGTCCTCTCCTTTCCTACGGAAAAGAAAGATGATGTAGTTGCTAAACTGTAAGCATGGCTGGTTAATGAAACAACTGTATCGACTCTCGTACCATCAATGAATATTTTGTATCCTTTGCCGTTATTAGTGGCAGTTCCCGTTGAAGTCGTGTAACCACTATCGACATAGACGATTGCAACATGATGCCATGCACCATCAAATACATCGGAATTAGACAGACCACCAGCAGCAATATATTGAAATCCGTCATTAAACTCCACTGCTCGTCCAGCGACAACAGGTATAAATCGAATTCCCCCGTACTGCGAACCACTTTTTCCAAATCCAGCAATAGGAAGACTAAAATAAGTTTCGGTTGTTTTAAACCAAAGACTACAACTGTAGACATCCAAATTCGGATTAGACGCAACATCAATACTGTCGTTTGTTCCATCTAGAGAAATTGAATATTGGTTTGCAAATGGAGTGCCACCACCTGCAAGCCTGCCACTACTAGTCGCAGCTTTACCTCCACCTAGTCCTAGACCAAGCGATATGGTCGATACTCCCATACTAAATGTTGTAGGCTATTACTGCACCACTTGTCAGATCGATGCTTGTAAAATTTCCGTACAGTACAGTGCCGGCAGATAGCGTGGTTGCATCCTGCCCGGTGCAAATATCATCCAGGTTGGTGATGTTACTCACTTGTGCTGCAAGCACTGTGTCTTCTGTTGCTTGGATCGCAAAGAATTTACCTGTGTGAACCGCAGTATCATTCACGTAAATTCCTCCATTTAAACCTAAACCTCTGTATTCTGATGCCATAATGTTTGTTCCTTTTATGCCGTGCTAACGGCAGTTGTTCCGTGAGTAATTATTTGTAGGGGAGTGGATTGACCTTCTTGTCGTTCGAGCACATCCAACTCAGTTTGAATGATTTGTTCTGCTTGTGCGTAAATAACCTGTGCTTTTTCAAATTGCGAGTCTGCCTCCAACCACATGCCATATGCCCCCGTTAAGGCATACTCGCTGAATATGTATGGGAATACAGATGAGTCACTTGCATATCCTGGAAAACCTGCCCGGTAATGTACCCACACAGGTGCGTTGCTTGCTCGGTCAGGTAGAATTGCTTCTCCGTATTCCGTGCTTCCACTTGCGTCTGCAATATTTCTATATGCTAAATCGTTTGCTCCAATTGATCCGTAAGGGTCATTATCTGTGACCCGGAATATCTCGCTTATGGTTGTGCCAAAATCGATGTAAGTAAGCATACTCGCAGTTGCTGTTGCTCCACTTCCACCACCGCCACTAAAACTGACTGTGGGTACTCCTGTGAATGCTGTGCCATTATTGGTCACTGCAACTCCGTTTACTTCTCCATCTGCGTTTATTGTGGCAGTCGCTGCTGCGGAGTTTCCACCTCCACCACTAAATGCAACTGTAGGTGCGGATGTGTAACTCGATCCACCACTACCCACTTGTACGCTACGTACTCGAAGGTCTGGGATAACTTGCGAGATGACTGAATTGAAAGGCCATGCAGTGCGATCCCATGCTAACTTGCCAAAGCGGTTAAAGCTGCGAACCGCAGCAGTTGATTCAGCAGTAAGGAATGAATCCACGCCAATCATACTTACTAGGTTGGTCAACATGGTGCTTACTGCTATCTTCCTCATGCGAAGCTTGGTTTAGTAAAGCCTCCAGATACGAAGGTCTTTTTATTAAATGATTTGGCTTTTAAATGTGGGTTGTCCCGAAAAAATTCATTCGTGAACGCCTTATCTCCCCAGCATCCTTGTTTGTCTTGATGCCAGCGAAAGTATTCACGGGCAGGTATCGTGCCTTTTAACTGACCTAGTCCTTCAGCTTGTCCACCTTCTCCGTTCTCCTTGGCACACTCAATCTCACGTTTCTTTGCCTCGTACTTTTCCAAGTCAACTTCGTAACGCAAGTGTTTCTCCAGGTTCTTCATAAACTGTGAACCATTGCCTTGTGCTTTGCCCCATTTAGGTATGAATATTTCTGCCATGATAAATTGATGTGGAAAAGGGAGTGACCCGCTACGCAGATCACTCCCCAAATCCTAAACGTTTCTTATCCTACGTCGTTCGCAGAATGCATAGCCAGATAGATATCTAGCTCACCTGCTGAAAGAGCAGATGGTGATCCGGAAGACGAGTTAGTGAACACGGCGCTCAACACGTCAGCTGCTGCTGCAAAGCTACCTGCTAATG